GTTGCTGGAAGGGATACGAAAAGAAGGGCATGAAAACCATGTTCGGAAAACGTGTACCCAACTGTGTTAAACGTGAACACGTAGACTATTGTGTTAAGTGTGGTAATTTATTATTTTCAGAAGAAGTTGAATTAAACGAAAACCTTAAAAAGTGGTTCAAACAAAAGTGGGTGCGTTTCGGTCCTGATGGTAAAGTAAGAGGACAATGTGCTAGAGGCAGTTCTAAAGAAGGTAAACCTAAGTGTTTACCGGCCGCAAAAGCATACGCACTAGGTAAAAAAGGCCGTAAAAAAGCCGCAAGTCGTAAGCGTCGCGAAGATCCAAACAAAAATAGACGCGGTAAAGCCAAGAACGTCAAGACAAAATGAGGGCAAAAGAGATAATCCCCGAAAAGTGGTCAGCAAAATACAAGAAAAGTATTAACTGTTCCAACCCTAAAGGGTTCTCTCAAAAGGCCCATTGTGCAGGCAAGAAAAAGAAAAAATAATAAATACTGTACTAGTTAAATTAACAAGGAAGCAAATGGCATTCTTAGTACACAACCTACCACCTGTAGAAGTTTACGTAAAAAAAGAATATCTATACGATCATCAAAAAGGCCATGGCGAACTTACTCCAGGAATATGGATATCGATCAGAAGTATAATGGGCAAAGCATTGTACTTTGAAACACTGCTTACAGACTATGGTGCATTGTACGACAAACTTCCTATATCAGCATTTGTTTGGAAAGAAGATTACAATAAAGATGATCAACTGCCCTTAGATACACTACAAATTTGGGATTGCTTTGATTATGATATTACCGTAATTAAAAAACCTATGTTAGCAAACTGTGAATTTTTTGGCAAAGATAAAAAAATGCACAAGGGTGAATATATGTTTACACTCGATACGTGTCATACACAACATTCAACTATCGATATTAATTTTTCCGAGCATGATCCAGAACATAAAACATTCAATATACTTAAATTAGACAACGGTCAATTTGCCGCACAACCAAATAATAGAACTGTGTTTACTGACCAAAGTTTAGTACACCCTGAAAAGAAAATACCAGATTTCAAAGTTTGCACACAAAATTACACAGTTGAAAATACACCAAAATGGGCAGTTGGCCATACTGATGAGTGGCAATACAAAACCAAAGACGAAGAATCCAAATAATACAGCCAGATACAGATTAACCAATTTTTTATTAAGTTAAATAAATTTAACTTGACATTAATAGTACACGAGTATATAATTACACAATAAACTAGGAGAATACAATGTCTGATAGAACATATGGACAGGACGAAAAAGCGAAACTGGAACGTTTGGTAAACGAAGGCGCAACAGTTATGCAAGAAATTGAAGATTTACAAACAGGCTTAAGAGATACAGTAAAGGCAGTAGCAGAAGAACTAGAAATCAAACCTACACTTATTAATAAGGCAATTAAAATTGCACATAAAGGTGACTGGCAGGCTCATGCTGATGCTTTTGACGATCTCGAAACATTGGTGGTGACAGTTGGAAAAGACAAATAAAGATATAACATTTTATCTAAAATGGTTAGCAACATTTGTGTTGATAATCGGTACTGCTATTAATACGCAGAAAGAACTTTATCCCATAGGCCCGTTAGTACTTGCTTGTGGTGGACTTATATGGTTAGCAGTATCAATTATGTGGAAAGAATGGAGTTTAATAATTACTAATTCAATCCTAGCACTAGTTGGTATCGGCGGAATCATAATTGCATGGTAAGTGAAGCAGAAAAGAAAAGAATAGATACTTGGTTAGACAAACACTTAAAAGAACTATCACAACCAGAGGATGGTACGACTGCAAGGTGTCCTTGGGCATACAGTTCCAAAGTTCCAATTATACACACGGATCAATATATGGATATCATGAAGCACATGATAAACTTTCCATATGATGATGGTGTGCATGGATTGTTAATTGTACTACATGGTGTACAGGACAGAAACGAAGGACAAGATTTGATAGGATTATGTAAAACACCATACTTTACAGAAAGAGATCTGTTGTTTATTGAATACAACTATGATCATTATAAAAACGAATTAAATGACCCTACAATAAGATTGTTCATTATACAAAGGCTTACAGAAACTAAAAAGGCAAGTGAAAAACTATACAAAACGGATTATTATGAAACATATCCGCATAATATGGTATTTAGGAAGATAAGAGAAGCAATGGGCGATAAACATTTTTTTGATACACCGAAAGGAACCAAATATTGATTTACATGGTTGACATCGACGGAACTATATGTTATACTAATGGTAACAATTATGAAAGTAGTGAACCAAGGTATGATCGTATTGAAAGGCTTAATAAATTATATGATGAAGGCAATGAAATACACTATTGGACGGCACGAGGTGCCAAGTCTGGTAAAGATTGGACAGAGTTTACTAAAAGGCAATTAGGCGAATGGGGAGTCAAGTCTACAAGCATAAGACTAGGCAAACCACATTATGATAAGTGGATCGATGACAAGGCCATCGATGCAGAAGAGTATTTTAAGTAAGGTACAAACGGCCATAAACGTTTTATTTGGTATTTGTCAGCCACAAATGACATATAGGAGAAACAATGAGTTACGTAGACGCATTTTTTAATCGTGAAGCAGATCAGATACAGGTAGTCGAGCGTCGTGAAGATGGAAAAAGACACTACACAGAATATCCAGTAAGATATACTTTTTATTATGGTGACCAAAGAGGCAAATACAAAAGCATCTATGGAGATCCTCTAAATAAAATTACTTGTAAAAATACAAAAGATTTTAGAAAAGAATTAGCAATAAACAAAAACAAGGATCTGTTTGAAAGCGACATCAATCCTATATTCCAATGTTTGAGCACAAACTATCTAAATCATGATGCTCCAAAACTTAACATAGCATTCTTTGATATTGAAACTGACTTTGATCCTGAAAGAGGATTTGCTGATCCGAGCGATCCGTTCATGCCAATTACTGCAATCACTGTACACTTACAATGGATGGATAGTCTTGTAACACTTGCAGTTCCGCCTAAGACACTTACAATGGAACAAGCAGAACAACAAGTAAAAGACTTTCCTAACACACATTTGTTTAGTGATGAAGCAGATATGCTTAAAACTTTCTTAGACTTGATTGATGATGCAGATATTATTTCAGGTTGGAACAGTGAAGGTTATGATATTCCTTATTGTGTAAATCGTGTTGCTAGAGTATTAAGTAAAAATGATACAAGACGTTTTTGTTTATGGGATCAACTTCCTAAGAAAAGAGAATATGAAAAATTTGGAAGAACACTTGTTACCTATGACCTAATAGGTAGAGTGCATTTAGATAGTTTAGAATTATATCGTAAATACACATATGAAGAAAGACACACTTATCGACTTGATGCCATTGGAGAAATGGAAGTTGGTGAAAAGAAAACTGTGTATGAAGGTACACTCGATCAACTTTATAACAATGACTTCAGAACGTTCATTGAGTACAACAGACAAGACGTTGCACTACTGGACAAGTTGGACCAAAAACTAAAGTTCATAGACTTATCAAATGAACTTGCTCATGCAAATACTGTTTTGCTACAAACCACTATGGGTGCGGTTGCAGTTACAGAACAAGCCATTGTGAATGAAGCACATAGACGTGGCTTACAAGTTCCAAATAGACCAAGGCGTGATGATGAAAATACTGCGGCGGCTGGTGCCTATGTTGCATTTCCTAAGATTGGCGTACATAAGTGGATAGGCTCAATGGACTTAAACAGTCTATATCCTAGTGTCATTAGAGCATTAAACATGGCTCCAGAAACTATTATAGGACAACTACGTCCTGAACATACAGATAATTTTGTACAAGAACAAATGAACTTGAAAAAGAAATCTTTTGCAGGTGCTTGGGAAGGTAAGTTTGGCACACTTGAATATGAAGCAGTGATGGAGCAACGTAGAGATGTTAGTATCACAGTTGACTTTGAGAATGGCGAGTCAGAAGTAATGAGTGGTGCACAAATTTACAAAGTAATACATGACAGCAACAATCCTTGGATGTTAAGTGCTAATGGTACTATCTTTACATATGAACATGAAGGTGTTATTCCTGGACTACTAAAACGTTGGTACAGTGAACGTAAAGAAATGCAAGGCATGAAAAAGAAAGCCATCGATGCAGAGAACAAAGCAGAAATAGAATTTTGGGATAAAAGGCAACTTGTTAAGAAGATTAACCTAAATAGTTTGTATGGTGCTATTCTTAATCCAGGTTGTAGATTCTTTGATAAACGTATTGGACAAAGTACAACACTTACAGGTAGAGCCATTGCAAAACACATGGCGGCAGAAGTGAATAAAGTAATTACAGGTACATATGATCACGTAGGTAAAAGTATTATATATGGTGATACTGATTCAGTGTACTTTAGTGCATATCCTATACTAAAGAAAGAAATAGAAGCAAAACAAATTCCTTGGACAAAAGATAGTGTAATACAACTTTATGATCAAGTGTGTGAAGAAGCAAACACAACATTTGAAAAGTTTATGCATCAAGCATTCCATTGTCCTAAGAGCAGAGCAGAAGTAATTGCCGCTGGTAGAGAAATTGTTG